GTGGGTAGGGCGTTGAATCGTCGGCTGCGGCGGCAGGCTGCGGGCGAGCTTCCGGAGTTGCGTGTGGTGATCTACGCGCGGGCGTCGAAGGATGGGAAGGGCCGGAAGGTCTCGGTCGGTACGCAGATCGCGCAAGGAAGGGCGTGGTGCAAGCGGATCGGGGCGGTCGTAGTCGCTGTGCTGGTGGACAACGACCTGTCGGCGTCGCGGTATGCGACCGAGCAGCGCACGGACTATGAAGAAGCGCTGCGGCTGCTGGCGACTGGCGAGGCGAACACGTTGTGGACGCGGGAGAACTCTCGGGCGCAGCGTGAGCTGGACGTGTTCGTTCGGCTGCGGAAGATTCTGGTCGATGTGGGCGGCTTCTGGGCCTATGACGACCAGATCTACGACATGAACGATCCGGACGACAGGGTGGACACCGCCGAGGACGCGGTGGACGCCGAGCGGGAGTCGGAGAGGCTGCGCAAGCGGGTCCGGATCGGGGTCGAAGCCCGTGCGATGGAGGGGCTTTGGGCGGGGCCGCTGTCATTCGGGTTGCGGATCATCTATGACCCTCGCACGGGCGAGCCGGGCAGGGAGATCGACCCGGAGGCTGCCGCGATCGCCGAAGAGTTGGTCGACCGGTTGATCGTGACCGGGAACGAGACCGAGGTCTCACAGGATTTCAACGCCCGTGGGGTGTCGTGTGCGCGGGCGCAGACATGGCGGGCCGATCATGTGCGCAAGTTGTATGAGCTGTCGCGGGATGCAGAGGGGTGGGCAAAGTTCACCGCGTCGTTGACCCCCGAGCAGTTGGAGTCAGCGTATGAGGCGCTGGCGCTGCTGCGCACGGAGTCTCCGTCACAGGTGGCGAAGGAGATGAACCAAGGCCAGCGGGCGCATCCGATGCCAGGGAGGTGGAACCCGGCGAAGATCCGCAACATCGCGCTGAATCCGGCGCTCGCGGGTCTACGGGTGTTCCGGGGCGAGATCATCGGCAAGGGCAACTGGCCCGCGATCATCACCGAGGAAAAGCGCGCTCTGGTCGTGGCTCGGCTCGGCGACCCAAGCCGTAGGTGGATCAGGGACGGTGTGCGAGTCAAGTATTTGCTGTCCGGGATCATGCTGTGCAGCGTGTGTGAGCAGGGCGTCGGCACCAGGAAACACGGGGGCCAGATGCGCTACCGCTGCGCCGAAGGGCACCTCACCCGGGACATGGCGAAGTGTGACTCGCTGGTGGTCGAAGCCGTCTTGACGCGGTTGATGTCGAAGGACGCGCGCGAGTTGTTCCACTTTGAGAACCATGCCCAGGAGTTGATCAAGGTGGTGCAGGCGGCGCAGGAGCTACGTGCCCGTCTGGACGCGTTCACCGACGAGGCGGCCGACGGCAAGATCAGCCCGGATCGGTTGGGCGGATCGAGGCGAAACTGACGCCGAAGATCAAGGCGGCGGAGGCGCGGGTGAAGAACCTCGGCGTGATGCCGGTGGTCGCCAAGCTGATCGGCCCGCAGGCCCCGCAGGCATGGGACACGCTGCCGCTGATCCAGAAACGCGAGGTGTTGCGGGCAGTGGTACGGCCCCGGCTGCTGCCGACTACGGGTGGGCGGGCACCGTTCAATCCGGACGCGATCCGCTTGTCCTGGCTCGGGAAGCCCGCACCGATCCCGGACGTGGACGAGGCCGCCTGACCGGCTAGGCCAGAAAAGGTGAGCGGCCCCGGCCTCCTTCGGGAGTGCCGGGGCCGATTCGCGGGTTAGCCCGGTGCTGGGCGGGTGTGGAGTCTGCGCACGGCGGGCGCGAAGATCGTGCGTAGTCGGTCGCGCTGCTCATCGGTGAACGGGGGCGCGGTTGCAGCGGCAGCGTGCGCTGCGGCCACCTCGGCAGGAGTAAGCACGGAACGCGGGTCGAGGGCGACCGTGGCGGCCTGCTCAGTAGTCAAGGGAGGTCCACTCAGCTTTGGGGCCTTCGGTTCGGCCCTCTGCGGCGGTCTCAGCCGGTGTTAGGGCCTGTCCCTGCCGGTTGCGGGGGTCGGCTAGCGGGGTGACCTTGTGCTCGGTGGAGATCACTATGCCGAAGGTGGCGAGCAGGGTTACCAGGGCGGTGATCACGCCGGTTACGGCGTTGCTCTGGTCGGTGGTGAACAGGCCGGAGCCGACAAGGCCGGACACGATGGCGGTCAGGCCGCCGACGACGGACGCGGCGATGCGCAGGGGGTAACGGGACATGCGGGTGCTCTCTTTCTTCGATGCCTGGTCGAGACGGAGTGGTCGCGGCGAAGCCGCGGAACGGTTCAGCTCTTGGTGAGCGCGGCGAGGATGGCGTCGAGCTTCTTGCCCTGTTCGGCCTGAGCCTTCTCGATCGCCTCGATCCGGGGCGAGGTGGTGAAGATTTCGTGCTCCCACACCGAGTGGGCGGCGTTGGTCAGCGATCCGGCGGAGTATCCGCCGCGTTTGGCAATGGCGCGCTCGTCCAGAGCGGGGAAGAGGCGGGCGAGTTGGACCAGGAAGTCGCCGAACTCGATGCCCGCCTGTGTGAAGGTCTTGCTCACGCTGTTGTAGATCTCGTTGATCTGTTCCGAGGCGGTCTTGCTCAATCCGTTCTCCGAGGTGTTGGTGAAGTGGCGAGTCGTGTAGGACTCGTTTAGGTCGACGCCCTGGGCGCGGATGCCGGGGACGCGACCGGTGTCGCTGTACTGGTGCACGTCATAGGGGCCGCCGTAGGCGGGTCGCGCGCCGTAGCGGGCGATCCAGAGGACGGGCCGGGTATCCCACGTATCGGGCCGGAGCGCCTTGGCGAAAGAGTTGTTCATGTACACGCCGGGCTGATAGCCCAGCTCAGCGACGCGGCGGCAGAACCGGACACCGAACTCCCGCGCCGCGCGATCGGGCACGAAGGGTTTCTCCAGGTCGAGCATCGGCACGAGCCCGTCCGCGCCGAGGCGGCGCACCTCGCTGATCAGGATTTCGGCCTGTCGTTCCGGGCTGGGCGATGTCTGGGCGAAGTGGTAGCCGCCTACGGGGATTCCGGCGCTGCGGGCTCCGGAGACTTGGCGGTCCCCGCGCACGGGGGCGGGGCCGCCGCCGTCGGTGAGCTTGACCCAGACGAAGCTCACGCCATGGCCGCGGACCACGCGCCAGTCGGTGACCTGCTGGTACCGGTAGATGTCGAGGCCGAGGGCCATCGGTTAGTCACCTCGCGGGTTGGGTGGGTGGTTGAGCTGGGCGCGCAGTGCGCCGACTTCGAGCAGCAGCCGCGCGTTCTCCTGGCGCACGGCGGAGAGTTCGGCCTTGACCGCCGCCAGCTCGGCGAGCACGTCTCGGGTGTGGTTGGCGCGGTCGGCGAGTAGGGCTTGGTATCCGGCGTGCAACTCGGCGAGGGCCTGCGCGTCGGCGGACGTGCGGGCGGTGCGCACGGCCCGGCGTGCCGTGTACAGCGCGGTGAGCGCCCCGGTTGCGGGGCCGAGGAACGTGCCCAGCGCGGTAAGCCAGGCAGGCAGCAATCAGTACCTCCAAGCTGGGCTTTAACACGTTCGGCTACCCGGCCAAGCATGAGGACGAAAGGTCCAAGTTGCGCGCGAGAAATGAGCAATATCTGGAAGGGCGGAAGGTCAGGCGGCGATCAGGAGCACGGTGACGTTGGTGTAGGCGGGTCCGGCGAAGTTGTAGCCGTCCGCGCTGCCGCCTTTCCATTTGCTGACCACCAGCGAGACGGCGCGGGCACCGGCCAGGGCCGGGCTCATGCCGGTGATCGGAAACGGCAGGCGTCCCCCCCTGGTTGCCGACCGCTGCCCCGTCCAGCCTGGTGACCAGCGAGAGGTCAGTTCCGGCGGGGCTCTTGCCGTCTTTGATGACGAGGTCGAGGCCGGTGCCGTCGCCAGGGTCGAGGAACATCTGGCCGAGGAACACGAGTTGGTAGGGGTAGCCGGGGTCGGGGAGGTCGACCGAGCCGACAACCATGCTGTTGAACTGGGCGACTTCCGCGCCAGTCAGCTCGGTGATGCGGTAGACGAGTGTGGCCATGGGGTTGAGGCGTGCGGCGGTGATGTTCTCCCCCGCCCGCCAGGGTTGCGGAGCGATTGCGTCCCTCCCTTGAGATTCAGCGTGCGGCGGTTGCGGGGGTGGCCAGGTAGACCGCGCTTCCGGCTGGGTGCGGGCGCACGAGACCGTTCGTGCCGCGCTCGACGGTGAAGGATTGCGGCGAGCGGGTACCGGTGATCGCGGTGACCCGCATGGTTTCCCCGCCGACCGTGATCATGAGCGGGAACTGTGCGCCGTGTTCGGCGGTGGTGATCCACATCGGTCCGGCCGTCGTGGTGACGGTGCACTGGCGATCGTCCGTGCCCATGGCCGTGGTGAGGACCGAACCGGAGGTATCTGCCCGCCAGTGCCCGCCGCCGGGTGCGTTGGCCATGGTGGTGGCGACCTGCCACGGCCGTGCCGGGGACGCGTTCACCTCGGCGTCGATCCGGTGGGGTCGGTAGGTCTCGGTGTAGCCCTGCACCAGCAGCGCGACCGCGCCGGGCGGGTGCTGCGGGGGCAGCCGGGTGACCTCGATCTGGTCGCCCAGGTCGAGATCCAGCCACGGCCGCAACAGGTCGGGGTTCGCGGTCAGTGCGGGGGCGACCTGTGGGTACCGCATCCCCGAATCGGTGCCCAAGTGGAGTTCCCACGCCGCGATGTCCGGCAACTGCGCGTCGCTGGCCACGTTCAGGGTGACCTGGGTGTCGTAGCGGCCTCGTGCCGCGATGTGCGCCTGGTTGGTGACTCGGGTCGACCGGCCGCCGGGGCGGCTGATCGTGACGTCGTTGTGGACCTGGCGGTCATCCATTACGGGGGCGAACCCGGGCGCGATGTCGCCGGGGCCGCGGGCTGCGTCCAGGGACAGGGCGGCGGGTTGGGTGTAGAGGGAGGCGCGGGTGCGGTAGGTCAACCCGGGTCGGGAGCGGGTTTCGAACAGGATCCCGCCGTCGATGGCGGCGCAGCCGCGCAGTAGCTCGGGCAGGGTCTCGATGCGTTGCGGTCCCATTAGCTCGGTGTCGGCGGTCCGTCCGATCACGGTCAGCGGGATGTCGTTTTCGGCGGCGAGGCGGCGAAGCCGGTCTCCGGCGCGTTCGGGGTTCCAGGCGAGCGCGGCCCCGCGCAGCCCGTCGCCGACCGGCTGGTCGGAGGTGGTGGCGATCAGATGGCCGATGGCGGTGCCGTTGAGATCAGCGAAATCGGAGGGTTGTCCGACCCACCAGCCCCCGCCCAGCACAATCCCCTGCGGCGGATTGAACACCGTGTTGAACCGCGCGGCGTAGCCGACGCCGAACGGGAACTCAGGGGCGAACAGGACCGCCGAGGCCGTGGTCGACCCGTCGTCGCCCTTGACCAGTTCGAACCGCACCAGCACGGTGCGCCCGTTGGGCGGGAAGTACCGGAAATAGACCGTGGTCTCCAACTCACCGCCGAGTGCGCTACGGGTGCGGATCCGCATCGCACCCTCCGGACTGGCCTCCAGAGCGAAGTACGCGGCCGTCCCGGGCCCGAGCCCGTACAACGTGATCAGCGGAGTGTGGTCAGCCTTCACCCCCTCCATGGGCAGGGCGAGCAGGGCGATGGCGCTGAATCGGCCGGTGTCGGGGTAGCGGGGCAGGAACACCGATGCCTGCCCCGCCTTGAAACTCGGCAACGGCGCGGAGCCGTCCACGTCGGACACCCCGGCGAGGGTGACGTCCCCGGCGAGCACCATCGGCTTCGCGTTGCCGAGCACTGGGGCGAGTTCGGTTGCGGCGGCGGGGTCCTCGCACGGCCAGTACGCGATCGGGGCGGGCCGGGTGTCGAGCACCGCCCGCCGCACCGGCGAGGGCGGGACGGTCTTGTTCTGTTCCAGCCGCCGCAGCACCCCGGAGGCGGTCACGGTGACCCGCGACTCGCCCGGGTAGCCCTGTCCGTCGGACAGGTCGCCGTAGGGCCACTCCGGTGCCCATTCCGCGACGAACCCTGAGAATCGGACCGTGCGGTCGGTCAGCGCCGCACCGCCGGTCAGGGTCCAGACGCGGCCGGTGGAATCGGTCAGCGTCGAATCCCCAGGCTGGGCGCGAGTGAAGTCCGGAGCGGCCACCAGTGGCCCGTCGATCCCGCGCCGGACCTGCACCGCAGCGATCTCGTCAAGGACCGGGGACTCGACGTCGGGCAGTGGGCCGACCCGGAGCGGGACCGCGCTGGCGAACACCTTCGTGGTGATCGGCGCGACGAACGGATCCCCCGCCACCGTCCACGGCCCCGAGATCGAGTCCGCCGTGTAGAGGGTGAGCACGAACCCACCCCGGCCGTTGTCCACGTCCAGGGTGACCCGCAGCGCCCGCCGCCGTGTGCGGGGCAGGGGCGGAAAGGGGAACACGTAGCCGGTGGTGCCGTCCGGGCTCCACCCAAACGTGACCGCCTCGTCAGTGCTGGTGCCGAGGAACCAGGACAACGCCGGAGTGACCGGATCCCACTTCGACGCCAGAACGACCCCGGCCCAGGTGTCGAGCGTGGCCTCGACCCGTATATCCAGGTCCCCGGTCACGCTGGACGCGACGGTGTCCGGGGTGGTCGCTGCGCCGACGCCGGGCACGGTCAGGACGGTGCGCCCGGCGGGCAGCGAAACCCGCATCGGCACGCCGAGCACCACATGCGGGAAGTAGGGCGAGGCGGGATGGTTCGGCGTGTAGTGCCCGTGCTGGTTGTCCAGCACCACCCGGCAGGACGAGGGCTGCACCTGGGCGGCCTCGTCCTGCCGCCCCCGCGAGACCGCGATCGCCTGCGGCAGCAGATCGCCGGTCACGTCTCGCCAGGTCCAGCCCGCCGGACGGCCCGCTAGGTCCGCGCCGAACGCCAACTCGACCCGCACATCGGTCCTGTCCACCCGGCCACCTCCCGGGCTATGGGATTGATCGCATCAAGCCGACGTGGTCGCACATGCCAATGATCAGGTGTTATCCAGATTGGCTGGCAACTACCCAGTAGTCACTCCAACAGAAAGTCATCAACGGACGCTGATGGGTCGAGCAACTTAGCGGCGCGCACATCCCGTGACAAGATGTTCGCCATGTTTCGATCGTGAGCAGCGATTCGCGCAGGGGCATGGCCCATAGATTGCGCCAGCATGTCCTCAAACATCGGCGCACGGTCTCGCTTGCTTCGGTCCGCCAGTTCGCGGAGCAGGGTCTTAGCCAGACCTCTGTCACCCAATCGCTTGGCATGTTTGAAGGCACGCTCTAGATGCTTTGCCGTCCCCTGCCAGCCTTCGCGACAGCCAGGGAATTCATCGTTTTGAAAGACTGCGAGCACTGCATACAACAGCAAGACCTCTTTGCCAGCAGAAGGATCGACCGCCTGTGGCCCGATGTTGGCCATCATGAAATGTGCGCCGTAGTCGTACCCTTCCTCGATGTGGTCGAGAAGGCTCCTCGCAGGCGCATCATCGCGTTCGAGCGACGGAAGCCAGGAGTTTGCGAAATCGCTTAGATCAACTCCGCCAACGGTGTATAGCGTCATATCGCCCCTCTGCTTGCCAGGCAGTTCCGTGACCGCCTCCTTAACACCGCAGTCGCTAGAACCACCTCCACCGTTTCAGGCGCGTGGACGTTCGGGTGTCGCGCGTTGTCGAACGGAAAGCCGCCCGGTTAGTGACCGAAGGCGAATTGGACGTTGCCACCGCCTTGAGCGTGTACCGCGCCCCGGAGCCAGGCGGTGAGGTGGCGGTCCAGGCCGGAGGCGTCGATCACGACGGTGACCCCGCCCGAGGCATCGGGACCGCCGCCCGCCGCGAGGGCCGACCGTCGCGGGCTGATGTCCACATCGGACACACCTCCGCCCGTGCTGTTTACGGTCTGCGGCAGTGTGGTGGTGAGCGCGGTCAGGTAGTCGCGGATGGCGGGTTCGCCGGACTGGAGGCCGTCGAGCAGGCCACTCATGATCAACCGGCCGTTGCCGGTCAGCAGGACGCGGTCGCGGGCGGGTGGGCCTTTCCATTGGCCGATCCAGCCGGTCAGCTCGGCGAGTTTTCCTTGACCCAGTCGAATCCGAAGGTGATGCCGTCGATCAGGCCGCGCATGAGGTCGGCTCCGGCGTCGAGCAGGACCAGGCGCATGTTCCCGAGCGCGTCCCGGATCCGGCCCGGCAGGCTGCGCACCCATTCGACGGCGTCGTTGAGGCGCAGCACGATCGCTAGCCGGACTTCCTCGAACCAGGTGCCCACTCGGCCCGGGAGTTCGCCGAGCCAGTTGAACGCCGAGATGATGTCCAAGACCCGGCCGTTGACATAGTTCGACAGGTCGGTGATCCGGTCGGAGGCCCATTTCCACACGGTGTTCCACAGGTCGACCCAGAAGTCGCGGAACGAGTTCCATCGGACCTCGATCCCGATCGCCACGTCTTTGAAGAAGTCGGTGATCGGCCCCCAGTTGTCGATGATCAACTGGGCGAGGGCGATGATCGCGCCGATCGCGAGGATCGCCGCGCCGATCGGGTTGGCGTCCATCGCGACGTTCCAGGCCCACTGCGCGGCCGTCACGGCGCCGATCGCGATCGCGAGCGGGCCGAGCCAGTCGATGTTGTCGGAGATGAATCGGACCAGCCCGGCCAGCAGGCCGCCGCCGATCCGGATCGCGGACTCCAGCAACGGTCCGGCCTGCTCGACCAACTTGGCGAACGCGTCCGCCAAGGGTGGGACCAGCGGGCCGAGTTGCTCGAGCGCGACCTTGAGCACGCGGGACACGACCGCACTCACGCGGGAGATCGCCTCGCCCAGGGTGCGGAACACCTCGCGGCCGTCGGCGGACTGTACGAACTCCTTGATCGTGGCGATCGCCGGGCCCAGAAACCCGCCCACGCCCGCACCGCCTTCCCGGAGCGCGGAGAACACGCTCCCGATGATCGCCAGAACATCGCCGAGGATGGTGAAGATCTCGCGGACGGTGTTGATGCCGTTCTGCATCCAGGTCCGGAGTTGCCCGGTTTCGCGGGCGCGGGATACGAACTCGGCCAGCCGTTGCGCCGCACCCGCGAGCCCGGAGGCGAAGCCTGGCAGGAATCCCGAGCCTACGGCGGCTAGATCACGCACGACCTGGAGCAGCGGCCGTACCGCTTGGGCGAGGCGGCCGGTCGCGGTCGAGGAGTTGTCCAGGATCGTGCGCAGATCGCCCACGGTGCGGCCTTCACGGGCGAACGCGGTGAAGCCGCGGGCTCCTTGGTTGAGGCTGCCCGCCATCTGCCCGAGCCCGGCCCGCAGCACCGGCAGATACCGGCCCGCCAGGGCGTCGATCTCGCCCGCCATCCCGGCGAACAGCCGCTGCTGCACCTGCGCCCGCAGACCTGCGAACTCGGGGCGCAGGCCGCGGATGGCGTTCGCGGCGGAGGCCATCGAGGGCGGGAACTTCCCCACCGCCTCGGCATACTTCGTCGGGTCGTCCTCCTTCAGCGCGTCGGAGAACCCGGACAGGCCAAGCTTCAGCGTGCCGATCGCCGCCCCCGCCGCCACCCCGGCGGCCGGAAGCAGCAGTAGCGCCCCGGACGCAGACACGGCCATGCTGCCCAGGCCGCTGAGCGTGGACAGCGCCCCACCCACGGTGGCGGTGAAGCTGGCCAGCCGGGCGGCACCGACACCGAGTCCGCCCAGCAGAGAGCCCAGACCGCTCACCGCCGAGCCAAGGGACCGGTCCGCGTCGACCCGAACCGACACCGATCGCCCGGACAACCGCCGCAGCAACCGCTCAAACCGGGTTTCCGCCGGGGTCGCGTCCAGCTCGGCCAGCAGCCGCACCGCCGTCTGATCGCCCTCACGCGCGGCGGCTCGGAGCTGCTCTTTCAGCAGCGCCGTTTTCAGGTCCGCCGCGAGGCTGACTTTCGGGGCTTCGCCCTCGGCTTGGCGCACCTGATCCCGCAGGTGGCGGCCGAGGCCCTGCAGGCTGGGAATGATTTTGAGGTAGGCGTGGGCGACCGAGGTCACGGGCGATCACCACTCACGGTCTCGGTCAGACGTTACGCATCCACAGCGCGATTTCGCGCAGGGACTTCACTTCCGGTTCGGCCTGCTCGGTCGGTGCTTCCCGTTCCGGTACGAGTTGGCCGTCCCAGGCGTCGAGCGGGCTGGCCAACTGGGCATCGGTGACGTCCTGTCCCAGTGCCGCGGCCACGGTCGCCCACAGCGCGGTGACCCGGCGTTCGACTGCCGCCAGCAGTAACTCGGACCGTGTCCGCACCCCGCCGGCGAGCAGCCGCCACACTGCCGCGTCGTCGGGCAGGTGCGTCACCAGGGCGCAGACCCGCCGATACGACAGGCGGCCCCGGTAGAGGTCGAGCAGGTCCACGCCGTGCCGGAGGAAATCGGTTTCGAGAGCTTCCGCGGTCGCCCCGTCTGCTAGCAGCAGGGCGACCGTTACGGGTTTCCCCGCCCCAGCTCCCGCATCACCGTTTCCGAGAACTCATCGGCATCCCCGGCTTTCGAGGCCAGGCTTCGCCAGGTGGCGTACTGGTCGACGCCGAGAATCAGTTTCAGCGCGGTGAGGTGCTTACCCTCCTCCTCGGCCTCAAGCGCTTCGAGCGGGAAGTCCTCGGCGCGCGGGAGCGTGAACCGCTTCCCGCGCCACATCACGGCCAGCCCGGCGCCCTTCGCCGTAGGTTGGCCGGTCGCCTCCGCGCGCTGTGTCTTGCTCATCGGGGGTTGCTCCTTGGTTCTTGTCGGCTGGTCGCATGGCGAAGCGTTCGCACTCGCGCCCGTGGATCACGGCGAGGTGGTGCCGTCGCGCGTAATCGTCTCGGCCGGAGATCTGGTCTTGAAGGAACGTTTCCGGGTTGTCGGGGCGGAAGTACAGGGCAGCGCTGCGCAACAGCGCGCCCAGCGTCCGGCCCCGAAACGTGATCCCTTCGCTGGAGTCGCTGAGTTCGTAGAATCCGCCACTCATCGCCGCCCCTGCGCCTAGCTCTCCATCGACGGGGCGACACGAGCCAACGCTGGCCCGTCCGGCACACCCGCCGCCGTAGCCGGAGCGGAGAGGATCACGGCCGGGTCGTTGGTCAGCCAGACCGCCAGAATGGTGGAGCCCTGTTCGGGTGCGAGCGCGGAGAACGTCAACCCCCAGCGTGCTTCCTGCGTGCGGGAGAGCTGGGCTTCCTCGGTCTCGGAGACCTCGGCGCGAGGCACGTAGAGCCGGTGACTGTAGATCTCGGTCTCGGAGATGTAGTCCGTCCAGTCCACGCACAACGCCCGCACGTCACCCTTGGGAACGCTGGAAATCTCGGCCCGGTACTTCTTCGATCCGGTCGCGGTCTCGGCGAACTTGAGCCCGCCGAAGTACGCACCGAGCACGATTCCCTTGGTTTCCTGGAAAACCGATTTCACGGTCAGTTCGTGGGACTTGTAGATGTAGCGCGCGGGGGTGAGCTGCTGCCAATGGCTCGTGCCCTCTTTCTCGACCTTGCGCGCCATGGTCACACCGTCCTCAGTGGACAACCCGAGCCCGCCCCACGGCGCGGGCAACGGGGTGGTGGCGTCGGGCGGTTCGGCGGTGCCTGCCGGGGCCAGCGACAGCTCCCCGGTACCGGGGACCCGCACGAGCGATGAATTCACAGCCATGAAACGGAAACCTCTCCCGTGATCAGGAGGGGGTGCGCGCATACACGGCGGCCGAAGCCGTCGCCAGCGGGGCGCTGGTGTGCGGGTCGATCCCCGCGATCGGAGCGGACACGGGATGCGCCCACAGGATCGAGCCGGGTTCGGGCGGGGCGCAGAGCAGCCCGAGCGCGAGCCCGACCAGAGCCTTGGACGTGTAGGGGGTGCGGTGCCAGCAGGTCAACCGGATCACCGCCCGTTGCACGGCGGGCCAGTCCCAGGTGTGGACGTCCTCGGCGACCAGGAGCCACGGCAGCGACGGCGGCCCGCCGTCCGGGCCGTCCCCGGTTTCCGTGGAGACCTTGACTCCCTCGGCGGCCTGCCCGGCGAGCTGGGTGCGCAGGCGGCGGACCACCAGCTCGGTGACGTCGAGCGGGGCCGGTGGCCGGGCGATCATGTCTCGTCACCCGGTTGCGCGCCGCCGTTGACCTCCAGGCCGGAGCTTCCAGCGGCCCGCGCGAGCACGCCGTAGCGGGCTTCCATGCCGACCCCAGCGGGGTGGCGAATCGCGACGGTCCACCCGGCACGGTCGCGGTTAGGGTCCGAGTAGACGTCGATGGGCAACGGCTCGCCGGAGGTCACCCGATGCCCACCGGAGCGGGCGATCTCGCCCACTTTCTTGGCCAGCTCCCGAATGATCGCGTCGAACTCGGCGGATTTCAGGATCTCCGCGACCCCGGCACGGTCCAGGGTGACCCGTTCCAGCGCTGCCATCGATCAGCCCTCCACATGCGTTAAGACGGCCTCGTAGTGGACGTGGCCAAACCGCGGGGACCACCGCGCCGGTTCCCCAGTGATCTCGAACGTTCGGCCCTGCCACACGATCCGTTCCCTTGCGGTGACCGCCGCCGTGGTGAACAGCCGCCAGGAGGTGACAACTGGTTGCCGATGTGGTGCGGCCGGTTCGGTCGAGCCGCCGGGTTGCATCAGGCCCCGGATCGCGCGGCGGGGAGCGGCCGGTCCGTAGTCGCGGGCCGGTGCGGGGTTGTCGTACTCGTCGACCACCAACAAGGGGGTGATCACCGTGAGGCGGTGTGGATGCTGCACGAGGCATCACCGCACCGTCCAGATCGAGAACGCAGCGCGCGGCGGCGGCACCGGAGGCCGCAGCCGGTCCAGTTCGTCATCGGTGAGGTAGAGCCCGCCTCCGGCGTGCGCGGCGGTGCGTGAGTGCCCGCCCACCGTCTCGGAAGCGTTGCCATCCGCCGGAGACGCCAGCGCCCGCAACACCGCCGTGCAGACCACCCCGACCGCCGTGTCCGGCGGCGGTTCCGGCATGTTCGGAACGTCGTGGCGGATGATCGCCGAGGCGTCCGCGATCAGCACCGCCACCCGCGCCTGCTGCTCGGTACTCAGTGCCTCATCGGTACGGGCCTGGACATCGGCCACGGTGGCAAGCGGTGCGAGGGCGGACAGGGCACTCACCCCCGCACCGCTGGACTCGGCGGTCAGGCCGAAGGCTCGGCGGCTGGGCCGTCGCCGCTGGTGTCCTTGGACGGTCGCCCACCAGCAGCACGCACGCCGAGATCGGACGGCAGCCGCTTCAACGCCTCGATCACGGCCTTGTCCGTCACGTCGGCTTCGCCGTCGCGGAAGACCACACCGAGGTCGTGCACGACGAGGTGCGGGTAGCGGGTACTGGTGAACTTCACGCGCCACCGCCCGCCGGGCCAGTGGTGAGGCCGGTGATCTTGCCGTGCGCGTTCTCCGGCCCGTACTCCAGACCGATCTCGCCGTAGATCTGCGCGCGGTCGGTCGCGCCGGTCTTGGCCAGCGGCTCCGAGAACAAGAACCCTTTCGCGGGCACTTCCAGCAGCACCGGGGCGCACTGGTCGGCCGAGACGACCTCGACCACGTCCAGCGGCATGTGCCGGTTGAGCATCACCGACAGGATCCCGAAGTCGGTTTCGATCTGGGTGACGTTCACCCCGGCGAGGTTGCGGGTCTGCTCGCGGTAGTTCTTCTTCGTGACGAACTCGTTCGTGAGCTGCCGTTTCTGCCAGGCATTGCACATCAGCACAGCGGTTTCCGAGACCTGGATACCGCCGGAGGTCCACACCGCCTGCAGAAGGTCCAAGACCATGGCCTCGGTGAGCGGCTTCGGCGTGGCGTTGGTGACGACGTTGGTCTTGGTCGCCTCCAGAATGCCGCGCGTCTTGCGCACCTTCGAGTTGTCGGTGGGTTCCTGGAACGTGCCGGAGATGAACGAGGCTTCGGTGTCGCGGGCGATCTGCACGAGCGCCTGCTGGGTCTGCCAGTCCATCTCGTTGGTGATCGGGTTCGTCCCGACGATGCCCGCAGCGTTCGGGTTCGGCGAGCCGGTCCCGGCGGTCATCTGCTGGGCGGCCTGGCGGGTGTAGGTCAGGCCGATGGTTTCCTGGTGGATCTCCAGGACGTTCCGGTCCTGGCCACGAACCCGAGATTCGGCGGCCGGAGCGTCCGCCCCTTCCGCGCGCTGCCGGTTCGGGTCGGCCGGGCGCAGGTCGTAGACCTGCCACGTGTGCACGGTGCCGGTCGCGCGCTTGCCACCGGTCAGCCCGCCGATCGCGGACAGGAACGGGGTATCGGTCGGAGTGAGGGCGAACAGCTCGCCCACGAAGTTGGGACTGTTGTAGGTGTTGGCAATCGCGGCCACACCAGGCATCAATGCCTCCCCAGGATCTCGGGGGAAGTGGAGCGCGTGTCTAGCGCTGCTGGGCGGCTTGCTCGGCGAGCCGCTGGTTTTTCAAGGCGATGGCGGCCATCCAGTTGCCGCGCTTCTCCGCATCGGCGATCTGGACGTCCAGACTCGCCGGGCCGGACTGGCGCTGCCCCTGCGACGGATCCGGCGCAGGCCGGCGAGGACCGGACTGCTCGCGGTCGCGGGCAAGGTGCGGCCGGGCGAGCAGCACCGCGGCCAGGTCCGCCGCGATGGCGGCGGTGTCGATCTCGCCGTCCTCGCCGAGATAGCGGTCCCGGTCGTCGAGGTAGCGGGGTGCGTCGCTCGGGTCGGCCCACCCGGTCGCGGCGGCCCGGATCTCCGCCTCGACCGCCTTCCGCCGGAACGCGGCCAGCTGCTTCTCCGCAGTCTCCGCGCGCCGGGCGGCTTTCTCGGTGTCGGTCTGCTGGGCGGCCTCGATCTCATCCAGGCGCGCGGCCTTCTTCTTGTGGCCTCGGGCCGCCTGTTCGGTCTTGGTGAGCTTGGCCTGTACCTGTTCGTACAAGGCTCTGTAATCCACGGAGTTGGCCGGATCGGGCTCGGCCTGCCCTGCCGGATCGGCCTGTCCGGTTTCGGTCGCCAGGGCGGCTGGTTCCGAGGTTGTCGGGGCGGCTGGGCCGATTGCTGCAGGCTTAACAAAGCTACTGCTCATCGATATGTGCTCCGATCGTGTGATGAAAGGCGGAAAGGAGGCTGGAACGATGGCCGCGTGAAGTCTCGATCCCGCCGCGCGTTGGCCGTCACTGCAACGGCGTGTTCCGCTGGTGCCGCCGTTGTGGCGGATAAGATCGAGGACCCTGTGGCGGTGACCGCCTCTGTGTTGTTCGTGACGCTCACGATGGGTGCCGGGACGTGGCTGCTGGCTACAGCCGATAGGAAAAAGAGCCGGTCCGCGAGCCGTAAAACTGTGAAGGCACGAGGTCGTACAAGAAAAATTCCCCGCGCTCGCAGGTATGTATCGGGGCAGTCAGCGCGGGCCGTGGCATTTGTCGCGTTCAGTGGGGGCGCGCAGGTTATCGCCGGAGTCAACGGGGAACTCACGTTGTGGCAGCTCGCATGGCTGCTGGTGACGATACTCGCCGCAGCCGGGGGCGTTCTGCTCACGTCGGGCGAAATAAAAAAACACGGATCGTGAGGTTAAGTTTCGGCATCGATCGATGCGACCTAGTACGGACCTAGTGCAGGTAGCCGAAACGGCGCAGCTGTTCGGTAAGCTCGGGTTCGTCGCGAGTGCTGTTGACGAGTTGAGCTGGAGTCGGCCGGGCGACGCCGGATGTGCGGTAGCGGCGTCCAGGCCGTTTCTTTAGGTCGCCGAGTTGGCGGCCCACCCCTCGGCTGGTGATCGCCTCGCGGGTGTATTCGTGCCCACCTGCGACGTATACGGCCCCTTTGCGGCGGGCGTTGACCACGCGGGACAGGTCGGCTCCGGCGCGGATGGCTGCGGCTCCGCCCTTGCCGAACGCCTTTTCTTGCTGTTCGGGTGTCATCGCGGTGAACAGGGCGCGGGGGTTGTTGCCGGGGCGCTGGGTGCGCCACTGCTCGCGGGTGACCGGTTTCATCGAGCAGTCGCACCGAGGGTGGCGCAGGAATCCGGTGGAGTTGCGGTAGAGCCGTCCGGCGAGCTGGGTGCAGCGCCCGCAGGCGGGCAGGTGCACGATCCGTTCGTGCCCGGCGATCTCCGGTTCCAGGACCGAGCCGACCTGAACGGCCAGGCGCCCGGCGTCGGCCACTTCGGTGGAGGTGTAGAGCAGCGCCCGCGCCAGCCCCGCCGCGCGTGCCTCGCTCGGCGGCATCCCGAGCCCGATCGCCCGCCGGTAGAGGCTGAACGCGAAGTCGACCAGGCGGGCCAGCGACAGCCCGTTGGCGGCGCGACCGGCGAAGCCGCGGGCCACCAGCTCGCCGAGCGGGTTGGAGACCGCCCCGGCGGCGGCGAGGGTGGCGGCGATGTAGCGCGGGGCCAGCGCGGCGGCGTCGGCCTGGCCCTCGGTGATGGCGGCCACCAACTCGGGCCGCAGCTCGGGCCACGTCTCGGTGTCCAGCTCGGTCCAGGCCCGTTGGACCTGGTTCGCCGCCTGCCGGACGATGCGCTGCTGGGCGCGGTAGTACTCCCGATCGGCCGCCGTGGTGCCGTTCACCGCGCGGTGGTGGTGTAGGCGGGGGCGCGGAACTCGATCGCCCGCGCCGGGCGCAGCCGGGATCCGGCGAGCACGCTCGGACGTTCCTGCAGACCGGTCACGGCCTGGTCCTCGTCCACGCCTTCAGCCGGTGCGGCGGGCAGCTCGGTGTCCGGCTTCGGACCGAACTCCGCCGCGAGGTCGCCGCCCGCGACCCTGCTGTATGCCTCGCGGTCTTCGGCTTCCATGTCGCGGATCTGCGCGTCGGAGTACCCGAGTGCACGCCGGGCGGAGCGGCGGGGCAGCAGCTTGTCCGCGCTGTAGAGCTTGACCACCCCATCGGCCTGGGCCGCGAAGGTCGGCGTGGCCGGGTCGACCCACTGGGTTTCCACCCGCAGCGCCTCATCCGGGACCTTGCCGTCGCGCACGTGCAGGATGCGCTGCGCCACCCGATCCCAACCGTCCCCGAACGAGCGCTGGCGCCGCTCGGCCCGCTTGATGTGCCGCGACTCCGCCGACCGGATGCCTTCCGCGCTGGCGGGGTTTTCGGTGGCGTAGCCGAGGAAGTGCGGCGGCAGCCCCGACAGCGAGGCGACCAGGCGGGCCAGGGCGTTGAGCGTGTTGTGGAAGTTGGACAGGTCGGCCTCGGGGAACTGCCCGACCGAAACGCCGTCGTCCTTCGGGCTTTTCGAGCTAGCCCACAGGACACCGGCGACGGCCTCCCACGGGGTGAGCGCGTTTCCCTTGCTGTCGACGAAATCGTCCTTGTCGAACCCGAGCGCGTACCGGCGCGGCATCGCGTGGAACTCCGCGGACACCATCATGTCGGTGGCGATCTTGCACGCGGCATCCGACAGCGGGAGCACACTGGCCAACTCCGAGCGCCCCAGCCGGGTAGCCGAGTAGCGCGGCATCGTGTGCCGACGCCTGCGGGTGCGCGGCCGGTTCACCAGCGGCACCACCGGCACCGCGCCCATGCCGTGCTCGTCCCGGTTGGTTTCCTCCCAGACCGCGCCACCGGAGTCCGAGCTGTACCAGATGGTCTCGTTGGGCAGGTACAGCGTGGCGTAAGCCTCCAGCAGGTCCCCGTCCCCGTCTTCGGCGAACTGGCGTTTCAGCGCGACCCGGACCTCCCGCGTGCGCGGGTCGAGGTCCACGTGGACATCGAACGGCGATTCGACGGTGACCAGGGGCAGGCGCGGCTGTGTCTCGTTGGTGCCCACGATCGCGAACGACCGGCCCAGCGCCAGCGCGTCCACGTGCGCCTGTTCAGAGTGCAGGCCGAGCCGGTTGGCTTTCCAGATCTCCCACAGGTCCCGGTCGGCCGCCTCTTCGCCGCCGAGGCGGAATCCGGTCACGTCTAGGCGCTCGTCCAGGGCGTCGACGACGAGTTGGGGCCAGTTGATCACGACCTGGCGTACCCGCTGATCCAGCCGCCGCAGCAACTCCGGGTGCATGTAGGAGAGCGATTGTTCGCCCTCGTAGTAGGAATCGAGCAGTTCCAGCTCGGGAAGCTGCGCGTTGTGCAGCCGCGAAAGCCGCGTCACCCACTGCTCGGGGGTCAGCTCGTCGACCAGGAGCACGCGCGTCACCCCCTTGGCGCGTGTTAGCCCATGACGACCATGCGTCCTGATTTCTTCGGCTTCTGGCCGCGCAGCCGCCAGCCGGACACGGCCATCGCGGCGGTGGGCACGGCGTCGATGCGTTTGCCGGTCTTGCCGCGCTGGGGCTTGTCCGGGCGGATCAGATCGGGTTCGCCGGGCGGGTGGCGTACCTCGACGTTGTCGAAGCAGAACGCGGCGACCGGGTTGCCGTGGTGCGACCAGGACCGTGAGCGGGTCAAGGTCATCAGCTCGGTCATGCCGTGGGTCATGCCCCGGAAGGTCTGCGGGACCGGGTACATGTCCACGCGGGTGAGGCGTTCGAGGCGTTGCCGGACGGGTTCGCCGGACCATTCGTCGTAGTTGATGTCCGCCACCCGCAGCGCGGCGCAGTCCGCGGTGATGTCGGCCTCGATCACCTCGTAGTCGATGACCTCTCCGGGCGTGGTGGTGATCCAGCCCTGCTCGACCCAGCGCGAGACGCGGCGGTCGGTGTGCTCATCCAGGAAGACCACGGCGGCCTCGGGCAACCAGAACCGCCACAACGCGCTCGAGTGCCCGTCGATCCCGTCCGGTACGACGAGGCACCAGGCGGTGAGGTCGAGTTTGGAGGCGAGGTCGAGCCCGCCCCACGCTGGCCGGCCAGCCAGCCGCGCGCGCAGTTCGGCCGGGTCGGTGAACTCCGTGCCGGTGCACAGCTCGTACAGGTGCATCGGCATCCACCGCGTGGACTGGGACACCCATTGGTTGAGCCGGAACTGGCGGAACGCGTTCTCCCGCGCCGGGTCGTTGCGGGCCTCCAGCGCTTCCTCCCGCAGCGCCGCGAGCGACAGGAAGTCCCCGAGCGCGGGGTTGGAGTAGTACCAGTTCGCCTCGTCCCACGGGTCCGCATCTGCCGGGAGGTTGCGCAGGAACACGAACCGGTGCGGCGCCCGCGCCGGATCGTCGGCGATCTTGACGCACTCGTCGTGCTCGCTCTTGGCGAAGCTGGCCGGGTCATTGCCCGCTGTGGTCGCCGCCAGCAACAGCGGTTGCAGCCGGGTACCCATGCCGGTCCGCAGCGCCGACCACAGATCCCCGTTCGGCTGGGTCAGCACCTCGTCGAAGATCACGCACGACGGGTTCGACCCGAGGTTGCCCAGCGCGTCGGCCGCGACCACCTGATAGACCGAGTTCGTGCGCTCGTCGACGATCCGGGCCGCGTGCTCGATCACCCGAAGCCGCTTCGCCAGCACCGGCGACAGCGCCACCATGCGGGCCGCGACGTTGAACACCAGCCGGGCCTGGTCCTTGTCCCGCGCGCACCCGTACACCTCGGCGGACTCGGTGCCGTCCGCGACCAGCATGTACAGCGCCACGAACGCCAACAGCTCAGATTTGCCGTTCTTGCGGGCAATCTCGATCCAGCCCGAGCGGTACCGGCGGGCGTAACACTCGGCCTCGGCATCCCAGCGCACCTCACCGAACAGCGGACGCACGATCTCCTCCCGCTGCCAATCGGCCAGGATGAACGGCTGCCGCGCCCACCGGTCCTTGGTGTGCACGCAGATCTCTTCGGCGAACGCCTGCGCATGACCGGCGCGAGGTGTGCAGAAGTGGTCGCCGCGTTCCCGGCAGGACCGCCCGTCGAAGCTCCACCCGCACACCGGCAGCGGCGGCCGCCCGTCCTTGGGCTTGCGGGCGCGAGGTTCAGGAGAGGAGGCGGCCCGCTCCGCCCGAGGTGTCGCCATCGGCACTCACCTCGGTCTTGATCGACTGCCGGTCCGACGGTGTGAGCCCGAACCGCGCCGCATAGGTCAGAAACACCCGCTCGGCGTCGGCCTGCACCTTCAAAGCCGGATTCGGCACCAAGCCCCCGCCGCCCGGCACCAGCAGCGCAGACCCGTTCACGAGCGTGGTCGCAGTGACGTACCGGGCCAGCGCCTCACACAGCACGCCGAATGCGTCCACGTCCCACGCGGTCAGCACCTTGCGCGTGACCATGCTCGGCGCGAGCCGGTCCCAGATCCCGCGAGCCTTCTCCGAAAGCCAGTCCGGCGCGGTGACCTCGGCGGACGGGGGCTGTGGTTCGGCCGAGTTGATCCGGTCCTTCCTGTCCCCGTGCAGGATTCGCAGTGAAGTCGGTTTGCCCGCAGGGCCTCGTTTGCCCATCGCAACCCCTGGGTGATTGTGACCGAACCGTGATATTTCCCGGGCATGCCTGGCGCGCATGCATTTGGGCCGATTCGGAGCACACTTCGGCGCTCTGAATGACGGTTCAGTGCTTTGAAAGCACACTTAGGGGCTCTGAGTGCACGCTACTACCACGTTAACGGGTAGTTGAAGGGCTTAACGGACCACTTCTCGATTGATCAGGAGCGGCTTTTTCGATCGCTTCAGTGCCCACAGGTGGCTTGCCGGGCAACGCGGTTCGCTAGAGTCAGCGACCGCAGTGATTGCTTCAGCGACTCTTTCCGCTTCCCGATCGGGGAGGTCGGGAAGACCGGCGCCCGATCTCTAAGGTCAGCCGGTAGGAGACGCAGTTGAGCAGTCAATGCGATGAGGAAGGCGACAGCAAAGACGAGTCGCGGCGAGATGACGGTCGCGATGAGTCAGGACGTGACCCCGGCCGGGTTCACCGGCCCGACTGGGGCCACGTCGCCAACCTTTTTATCCAACTGAGTACTCAGTTGGTGGCCCTGACCCACGAGGTCCTAAAGCTCCGGGGTCAGTAGGCACGCGGGCCGGGCATCTGTGAGGGTGCCCGGCCCGTCCCTTTACTGGCATGACAGCAAAGCAGCAAACCAGCAAGCAGAGCGTACCCCTTACACGTGTATACGCGTGTAAGGGCTCATGATAGATCCCTCATAGACCCCATCGATCGGGGCGAGCGGCTGGTGGAGCTATGCCTGGCTGCGCGCCCGCCGACGAATCAAGCTAGGACGTCGGGGACGAGGACGAGCTCGACCTGCCCTTGGACGCGGCCTTGGGCGCGGTGGTGGCCTTCTTCCGGGCCTTGCCCCGGTTCTTCGCGGCGGCGACCTGCTGGCGCTTGCGAGGAGGCATTCAGAATCACCCCCTCTCCGGCTGGTCGGGGTCCGGCATCGTGACGCCGAGCAGCTTCGCGACGGCGTAGCCGTCGAGGTACTTGTCACCGATCATCGTGAGGTTCGCGGCGGCCAGGAAGGCGTCCTTGTCGGCCTGGTGCTTGAAGCACACCGCGAACCAGAACTCCGTCTCGGTGGCCAGCGCCATCCGTTCGGCCTCGCGCGCCTGGCGCTCGCGGAAGCCGCGGTGCAGCGCGTCCAACTCGGCCCGCCCGTCGGCTTCCTCGTCGCCGGTGTACTCGACGCCGTCCAGCGGGTCGGGGTCCGGGTCCGCGGTGAGCATGGCCAGCACGTCGTCGTTGGAGACCATGCCGGACACGGCCGAGACGGTCTGGAGCTGGGCCAGCAGCGCGGCGTTCGGGTCATCGGGTGAGTTGCTCATGGCGCAGGAACTCCAGCTCGGCGAGGGGAAACCAGCTCAGGAGCTGGGCGTAGTCGTCCGGCGCGTTGCGGCGCAGCGGTTCGAGAAAGCGGTAGTCCAGGCCGTCGAAGCTGCGGCCGAACCACTCGTAGTCGATCGGCAGCGGCGCCGAGTGCCGTTTGATCGCCGCGCGCACGTCGGCGACCTGCCAGTCCCACACCACCGACACCTTGCGCGTGTGCTCCTTGATCGGCCCGTAGGTGGACATGGCCATCCGGCGCAGCGGGCTATCCGTGGCGCGTACCCCGTCGGCGTTCCAAACGTCCTCCGGTAGGCCGAGGTCCAGGCGCAGGGTCGCGGCGACGTCCTCGAGCGTGAACTCGGTGAGCCCGGCGGCGTCGATCACCCGCCACCGCTCGGGCGGGCAGAACACGTAGTTGATCAACCAGCGATACAGGGACGGATGCGGCAGGTCGTAGATGTGCTGGCCGAAGAAATCCTCGAACATCTTCAGGCTGTCGGCCACGAACCGCAGGCCCGGCACCGAGTACAGGTGATACGGCACGACCTCGATGCCGTGTTCCCGCAGCGCCAGCCACGCGGCCAGCGAGTCCTTGCCCCGGGAGAAGCCGAGCAAAACCGGTTTCCCCTCGGCGGCCAGGTCGTCGAGGATCCGCCCGGAAGGCGTCACCCCGTCAATCGTGATCATGACGAACCCCCGGACGTGGGCTGTGTACTGAGTGCACGAACGTGCACGCGGTCAACGGGGCCGGATCGGTCAGCGCTGCCGGTCACGGCGCACGATCAGGCCGATCCCGGACGCCGAGAGCCGCCCTGGCGCGTCGGCCTCCCGGTAGGACGCCCCGGCGGCGACCAGCTCTGTGACCAGCCGGTTTCGTTCGGCGTGCCATCCCTCGGCCTGCTCGGCAGCCTGCTTCAGCTCGGCCGCCAGCTCGGCGCGGCGCACCTCGGCGCGAGTGATCGGATCGGACGTAGGGGAAGCGTGCGGCAAAACCTGGCACCACCTCTCCGGCCCTCAGTGGCTTGTGCGCGGGCGGTGCGGCAGGGGGTCACCCCCCTGGGTGCGCGGGGCAGGCCAGCTCCGCGACCGACCGGCGGCCCGGCGTCATGCGGCACGGACACAGTTGTGTCCACTGTGGAATGACTAGTGTGGATGGTTCCAGCCTCCCCGGGTTGCCGGGGTCCGGGCGGTCACCCGGCTATGACACGGACCACACAACCCACGGCCATGGGCAGGGTCATCCGGGTCAAGGCCAGCGGTCACCAGATCTCGGCGAATGACTGGCCAGTGATCAGCCACAGTGGACGGACGAATACAGCCGTGGCCCGGATGGTCGGGACAGTCGACCAGATCGCAGCGGCACATGGGGTCACGCGCGAGCACGCCAGGCCGGAAGCGGGAACGATGACTAGCCGAATAGCCCCGCTGTGCGGAACTACCAAACGCCGAACGGGCTCGGGAACGGCACTCGGGACACCGACCGCCCGAGCGTGTCACATTTCCGCACCCCGGACGCGTGCAAGCGCGTTTTGCGCGTGAATTCATTCTCAACTCGACGAACCTAGGATTTAATGACCATTATTCCATATGGGTGAAAAGACCTAAGATGGTTGATCAGTATCACGTGCTGTGACACTATTTAGATGTTGGTTCATTGCTGGGCCGGACAGGCTTGACAATGGAAAGCACGCGTAGCTCTCGGTAAGGCAATGCCGGGGGTGCCAATCGAAAGGCTAGAGAGATGAGTTTCGCGCTGCCCTCATTAGAGCAGTACACGCAGACGCGCGACTTCGGCAACATGGTGTGGGCCACGGCGGACGTGGCCACCCTGCCCGAGTTGGCCCGTCGAATCGTTGCAGCCATGGGCGCCGAGTATGGCCCAGATTTCGAATCCCCCCGCATGGGAAAGCGCCGGTCTCGACTGGGCCGCAAGTTCTGGATCGGCCGCCCGAACTGGGGCGTAAATGCCTGGGTCTACGGCGGCCGTTTCGTCGACTTTGAAATTCACGGATTCCTTGACTCCGAGCTTGCCGACCCAGGTTTCTTGACTGAAATGCGCGGCGAGTACGCAGAGTTCGTCGAACGGTTCAACTGGACACGTGACGGTGACCACACCGACCGTCGCTTTCATGGCAGCGAGATCTTCATTTGCAACGAAAACGAGCAAGCAATTCGGTGGCGCACCGGCCGAGTGTTCGTTTATCGGCCGTGGCGGAGGGTGCTCGGCAGGCGGTTCCAGCCGTTCCTGCCGATGGACACCGGTTTGCTGTAAGGCTCTGTAAATCCCTGTACGTGACTGTGCCCCTGGTCAAACGGTGAGGCAACACCATCCCAGGGGCACAGCGCGGAACCCAGAAAGGCTAGAAATGAGTTCCGACAAGGTCAACGATACCGCAGGCAATCAGGACCCGACTGCACAGCAGGCGTACCGCGCCTACACGGAAGCGCGGGACCGCTTCGTCGCCGAGCTGGTCAACTCCGTGCAGACCGACCCTCGGGCCGCCGAGACGCTGTGCAGGATGCTCGCCGCTCGGGTTGGAGTGCTCCGTGTGCTGTATCTGCTCCGCGCTGATGCAGGTGGGACCGCGCTGTTCTACACGGAGACCACTCCCATGACGCGCGCATTGGCCGGGGCGCTGGGCTTCGTGGAGTTCGACCACATGCACGCCTGTCTGATGCTGTGCGCAAGTGGTCGGCGCGAGGTGGACAGGTGGATTGATTACATGACCGTGCTGGACGGGCACCCGCTGCTCGCGCCGCTGTGGAAGCAGGTCATCGTGTTCTGATCGACCGATTCAGCCGGGCGGTGTCGGTTCTCGCCGACACCGCCCGGTGCTCGTTCACTGCTGGCCGCCAGCCGCGGCCGTAAGGAAAGATCGTCACTATGCCGAAGCCCGAACAGACCGACCAGGAACGCCTTTCCGAGATCAGCGCGAAGGTTGCGCAAGCCAACGCCTTGCGCGAGCAGGCGGACGAGCTGGAGGAAGAGGCTCGCAAGCTGGCGGCCGAAGCGCGTCAGGCGGGACTGCTCACGAAGGACCTCATCGAGGTAACCGGTTGGTCGCATCAGAAGATGGCGCGGGTCTTGCGCATGGCGGGCGTGACGGCGGACCGGTCGGCCCCGCGCAAGCGGCGCGTCTAGTCGTAGCCTCTGACCTGCGGGTTTCACCCATTCGGCCTATTCAATAGTGTCACGAGCTGTGATACTATTGAGGGGTACAGCAAGCGGGGGCAGCCGGTGAGGCAACACCGGTGCACCCCTTCATGAAAGGCGGATTGACCATGTCCAACCCGGTAAAGGGGCAGCCTGCCAAGGCTGCGGCCAAGGCCACCACGGCGGCTAAGGCTCCGGCTAGAACCGCTGCGGCCAAGGCGGCCCCCAAGGGCACCAAGGCGGCCCCCAAGGCCGTGGCTAAGGCTCCGGCTGCGGCCAAGACCAAGACCAAGCCCGAGACTGCGGTGGAGACCGTCGAGGATGTTCCGACCCTGCCCAAGGTGCAGGATCCCTGGAGCGTGCTGGCCACTCAGGTCAACAATTCCCGGTCGGTCGGCGAACTGGTGACCAAGGCGGGACTGAAAGGCTGGAATGTTCGGCGGGAACCGGCCCTCGCGGCCGTGCCCACCGGAAAGTGCATGGACTGCGATAAGCCTGCGGGCGAGGACCACGCGGAAAAGTGTTACCTCGCAGTGGCGGAAGAGGGTGAAGAGTTCGATGGCAAGGTGGACGAGAATGACACCACCGACCACGTGGAAATCCCCGGCGCTTTTGCCCTCATTCGAACTGATCCCAAAACCGGAAGGTACGAGGCGATCGGATCGACGACCAGAACTAGTGATCCGGTTGCCATCGAGGACCGGGCCAACATGCTCGCCGACATTGTCAAGCAGACTAAAGCCAAGTTCGGCCCTGCTGGCCCACTGTGGGGGAACACTGCCGGTTTCCTGTCCCTGCGGATGCCGGAACGGGTCAAGATTGGCAAGGGAGCTAAGTCGGATGAACTGGAACTGCGGGTAGTGCTGATCTGCTCCGTGAACGGCAAAAAGTCTCAGATCATGGTCTCCCCAGTGCGGCCAGCGACCGCGACGGTTCAACACTTCGGATGGGAGCCGCAATACCTGGATTACATGTCCAACACCAGCATCCGGGCCAGCGAAGCTAGCGAGGCCATCGCCATGGTTCAGTCTTCGGTGGAGATCATCGAGGAAACCGCGTCCAAGATGTTGGCAACCAAGATGGAACTCGCGGAATTCAACATCCTATGTAACGAGCTGTGGAAACCACCGTCGATGACGGCCAACACGCGGCTGAAAGATCAACACAAGCTCCGGAAGTCTATGCTTGAGATCCTCTTCTTTGGTGAGCACGAGTCCTTTTCCGGTTTGGGCCAGACGCGGTGGTCTGCCTGGCAGGCTATCCAGTTCGTCGCTCAGCACATGCCTCACGTGAAGGTTAATGCGGACGAGAAGGAGGCGGAACTGGCCCGCCGCGCGGAGCAAGCCTTGTTTGGCGGCATGGCCAAGATTTCGGCCACCGCCTACCAAGAACTCTCCAAGTAGACGGTAAAAGCCTGCCCCAGGGACCGGATCCCTTCCGGCCCCTGGGGCTTTTCGCTGCCCCAGGGGCCAAACGGGGCGGCCAGCTCGGTGCCGGAGCGAACTCTGGCTGAGCGGACGGGGCAGGTGCCGAACGGCGGAGAGCCCCGCAGGCCAAAGGGGGAGGAAGTCTACGGGGCTCTCGACGCCTGCCGGATGGCATCCGCCGGATTTGGGCACAGCGGTACCTAGCCGTGTCAGTATGTAGAACGACCTATCAACCCGTCAAGCCTTCCCCGCGAGCTTGCGGCGTGTCCTCGGTCACAGTCTTTTGTGGTTCGCCTGTCTCGTCGACGCCACAAATCCAGCGCTGCCGGTAGTCCGGCAGGAACGACACGGCGGCCGGGTCGGTGGGCAGGCCGAGTTCGGTGGCGAGTTCGACCCAGACCCTTAGCGGCCATTCGTGCCCGCAGGCTCCGCACACGGCGGCGATGCGTTCGGGGTTGATCGACAGCGCGGGGCGGCGGATGTAGTCGCCTTCGTCGTCGGACCACACGCTCACCGTGTCGGCGGTGCACAGTGGACAGGTTCGTCCGCGCAGGGTGTAGCGGGGTGGTGGGTCGAGCAGGAGCCGCGCTTGCCGGACCCATTCGGCTGCTGTGGTGGCGGCCCAGGTCACGTAGTCGGGTTCGGTGTGCTGCCAGTCGTCGGCGTGCTCGACCCAGAGCCGGACTTGTGCGGCTAGGTCCTCGGGGTGCGCGTGATCGTGGCACCAGCAGCAGCGCCGCATCTCCTGGCGGATCTCGGCCAGCAGCGCGAGCACGCCGAGCGCGGCCGGGGGCCGGGACTTCGGGCCGCCGATCTTGCCGTTGTGCTCTTGGCCGGGCATGACTGCTTCGGCGAGCTGGTCCAGCAGCGAGAGGACTTCGGCGGTTTCGGTGGTGCCGTCGTCGCGGGTGACGCGGGCTTGGCCGGGGCGTGCGAGTTGGTCCACGGCGACCTCCCAGCCCAGCCGCGCGAGTCCGGCGGCCTCCCTGCTCGGTGGCCGGTAGGGCTCGGCGTGCTGGTCGATGGGGTAGGCGAGGGTCACTGGTTGGCTCCTGAGTGCGCGGTGGTGCGTCTGGCCGCTTTGTGGCGGCTGGGGTGCATCCGGGTCTTCGGGTCGCGGAATTCCTGGCGCCCGTCGCGACGGCGGGACAGCGGGCTGCACAGCACGCCGGGCGCTGCGCGGCAGAACGGACAGCGGACCTGGCGGGCGCGGTCGTGCTCGGGGTCGCGGTGCCAGCCCATCGCCTCGTACACCGCGCGGATACCGCGCGCCCCCACGGCGACGAAATGCGCCCGTTCAGCGGCCCGATCCCGCCGAGCCGCTGCCTGCGGCGAACTGGCCGCGCTGGCGCGATCCCGCGCCGCTTCGACACGGCCGGCGATTTCCGAGGGGGTGACCGAGCGCGCGGCACTCGGCCCGAGCGCGAGTAGGGCGGCTTCGCACTCCAGGTACGAGCACCCGGCAAGGCTGGTCAGCCATGCCGACACGGTGGCTTCGGCCGGGGCCTGCGCCTGGTGCGGCCGGTAGCGGGTGATCAGCGTGACCACCTGCTCGCGGGTGATCGGCTCCGTCGCGCCGGTCATGCGCCCGCTCCGGCCAGGGCGCGGGTTCCGGCGTCGCGCAGCAGCGCATCTAGCTCGTCCGGTGTGGTGTGCGCGGGCAGTTCCCCGCGCACGGCTTCGCCGATCGGTGAGGTGTCCCCGCGGTCGATCGCCGAGGCCCGGACTCGCTCGAAGGTCGCCACGGCCAGCGCGTCGGCCTCGATCTTCGCCGGGCTGGCACTGGCGGCGAGGTGCCCCCGCATGTACTCGCCGACCAGCTCGGGCAGGAAGCTCACCGCCAGGCGCTTACGAGCCCACACCCGCAGACCGGCGCCGATCATCGCGGGCTCGACCCCATCGGCCAACAGCTCGATCACCTCGGCCGTGAGCCGGTCCAGCACGCGCCGGGGTTGCTCGGGGCTGTGGGTCAGCACCAGTCGGCGCGCGTCGGACCGCCGAGCCTGCCGGACGGATGCGGGCTCATCCTCGGCGGCCGGTGCCTCGCGCGAGGTCTTGCTCGCACGCGCGGGGACCCCCACTTTTCCAGAACGAGAAATGAGAGAAGGTTCTCCAGTCTCCCGCTCCCTACTCCCTTCTCCCAGGTCCTTCGGCAAAGGGTTCCCGGAAGGGTTCGGCGAAGGGTTCGGCGACCCCTCCGCGCCAGGCTTGTCCGGTGTGGACTCCACCGAGGCCGCGGGCGCGGTCGGCGCGGGCCGGGCGGGTGCCTTCGTGCCCATGGCGGCCTTGACGACCGGGGGCAGCTCGCGCGTCCCGGCTTCCAGCGCGTCGGCGGCCACGGCCGGGGCCGGGCCGGTCACCTCGACCGGCAGCCGCCGCAGCTCGACCGCCAGCGCGGCCCGCAGGATCGGCGACTCGATCTCGAACGCCACCCGCAGCGCGGCCCGCACCATATTGGGCTGCTTGTACAGCTCGTCATTGCGGATGAACGACCGGATGAGAACCTCTTCGGTCTCCCAGTCGGTCACGATGAACCGGGCGGCGTCCAACTCGGACAGCGCGGCCCGCACGCCCTCGACGTCCAGATCGGGATGCGGCCGAGCCCAGCGCTTCGCCGCCAGGTCGAGCACCCCGGCATACGACAGCTTGTACTGGGTGACGAGCTGGAGATACACCAGCTTCGCCGCCATGGACAAGGCACAGAAATCGTCGTCGTTCCAGATGCTCAGAGCGATCCGCGCGTGATCACGCGCCATGGGATTCCCCCTTGTGCAAGTCGCGTCGCGCCGAGAAGGCGCGCCAAGAAACGGAGTCGGCCGGGAACATCGGCACCGGCCGGAGTGGGTCAGCGGCGGCTCGGCAGGCCGAGCCGGGTACGGATGCGCGCGGCGGTGTAGGTGGACATACCGGTGCGCTGCGCGGTTTGGGTGTCGGTGCACCCTTGGGCATGCAGCCACGCCACGACCAGTTCACGGCCGCTCGTGGGCAGTTCTTCGGCGAGCAGTTCGCCGCGCAGGCACCGGCGGGCGGCCTCGGCGTCGACGTGGCGAGCGGACCCGATCACGGAGCCGTCCCCTTCTCGGCGATGTCCGTGTCCGGGTTCGGCAAGGCGGCGGTGTCCAGCGCGTAGATCGGCTGGAGCTTGCCGCCGTTGCGCCCGGCGGTGTCAGTGCTGCGGACATACCGCCCCGTAGTCACCAGCAACCCGGCGGCGCGCAGCCGGTTCACCGTCGCGCCGATCAACTGCGGCTGCACCCAGGGCGGCAGCAACGGACGCCACCGGTTCGCGGTCGTCTCCCGGAACGGATCGGTCAGCGCGTCGCGCAGGATCACGTTCACGATCGCGAGCACCTGCGCTTCGTGCAACGGGTCCGCGGTGAGCAGCGCGGCCACCGTCGCGGCCGTCTCTCCACTGTCCGCTCCGGCCGAGCCGGTCTCGCGGGCCTGGGCCACCATCGCCCCCGCCAGCGAGACCAGTTCGGAGAACGCAACCGCGCTCACCCCAGGAGCTTGAAGGTGGTCACCTCGGAGATGTCGCTGCACTCCTCGAAGATCTGCGGGTAACGCTCCTTGAGCGTCTTCTGCACCAGCGACACCCGCAGCGTGGTCGTGCAGGACACCACCGGTGTCCCGCCCACGGTCCCGATGCTCGCGCCCCCAGCCGCGAGCACGCCTTTCAGCAGGGCCTCGTCCCGTCGGCGCGTCTCGGAGAGTTTGCTTTGTCTTACCTTAATTTTGCGCAATTCCGCGATCAGATGAGCGCTCGCGTCGACCGAGAGCGACACGCCGTCCCGGTAGAGCGGCCCCTGGTCAGGGGCAGGCTCGGGCGTGGCAAGAGTGGCGTAGGACACGGTGAACCCTTCGTGGATAACACCTGTCGGAGTTCAACCGACAAGCATGTAGTCCTGTGTGGAATCGTCGAAGGCGGATCTCCGTCCGCGTATTTGCTGACAATTGTCAGCGGGTACCGAAATCATTTCGATGTTGACGCTGACGTGCTCCGAAGCCTAGCTTGATCACAGGCGGGGATGTCAAGTTGCCACGCAGAATCAGGAATTGCTGACAATAGTCAGCGCGGGAGGGTTACGAAGGTGCGGAAGACGCTGCCACCGTTCAACGAGCTGCTTATGACCGTGTTCGAGCGCTGCCGCAAGGCAGACGGCGAACGGTACACAGACCGCGAGGTCGCGGACGGCATGAGGGCGAACGGCACTTCAATCGACTATTCGTACTTTTCGCACCTCCGGCGAGGGAAACGGGAACCCAAGTACCGGCATCTCAAGGGCCTGGTGGAGTTCTTCGACGTGCCCGCCGGGATCTTTTTTCACGCCGAGGATTACGACAAATGGCTGACTAATCCCGTCCGAGCGAGCGAGCCGGACCTTCCCGCCCAACGCGCTCCCGAAGGGGTTCTCCTGCGCGGTTCCGAGGAAATGTCCGAGGCCAGCCGGGCAATTCTCGGCGACCTGGTCAAGCGCGTGCGGGAGCTGGAGAGACAAGACCGGAGCGAGCGAGGTGCGGGTGACTGACCAGGCCAACAGCGCGAGGAAATGGAAGTGCTGGAGTTGGCGCGGGCGGCGCACCCACGCCGCACTGGTCACCGGCACCGGCCCGATCGTGGACAGCGCCGAAGTGCGGCGGCGGGTCAACGAGCTGAAGCTGACCGGATCGCCGAGCGTCGACGACGTAGCCCGGGTGGTCAGCCAGCGAACAGGCCGAGAAATCCGGATCCTGCCCTACCCCGAGCACACCATCAACGCCTACCGCGCCGTGGGCGAGGAACCACCCTCCGGGGCATGGGTTCCGGGCGACGAAATGGACTTCATCTTCCACCGCGACGACACGACCCCCGAGCACCAGCTCCGCATCATCCTGCACGAGCTCGGGCACGGACTCTGCCGCCATGTCGGCGACCAGCCCGCAATCACCGTCCTCGGCGAGAACGGCCCCAGCCGCGAAGTGATCGCCAGGGCGGTGCAACGCCACGGCCGCTACGACAAGCCGCAGGAGCATGCCGCCGAACTGTTCGCCTACCTGGTCGCCCGCATCGCCAAACCGCCCCACCCCGGCATGGACGACGACACCGACCGTTACCGCCTTCTGGAGGACTGA